CACAACTAATGGCTCGTACTGTATTCCCTGCTGCTGCACAACTTTCAGCTCCAGGTGCACAATCTGTAACTTACGAAATGTTTGATTTTGTAGGACAAGCAAAGATTCTACATAGTTACGCTGCGGACATCCCGATGGTAGAAGTTAAAGGTAACAGATATACTCGCCAAGTATATACTGAAGCTCTAGGTTTCAACTACTCTATCGACGACATTGACGCTGCTAGAATGGCTGGCAAGCCTCTAAACGACATGAAAGCTAAGACTGTAAGACGTGGCCTTCTTAAATTAGAAGACACAATTGCTTTCCATGGTGATTCTGCTACAGATATCCCATCTTTCTTAGAGAATCCAAACGTCAACACTATGACAATCGACGCTGAGTGGACTAAAGGTACTGCTACTGGTCAAGACATCATTGACGATCTTCTAGCGATGGAGCAATCAATCATTGAGAACTCTAACGGCGTTGAAGCTCCGAACACTCTAGTTCTTTGCCCAGAAACTTACGCTACACTAGCAATGACTATCCACACTGATGGTGTAGACAAAACTGTTCTTGCTCACTTCCTAGACAACTCTGCTTACATCAGTTCTGTACTTTCTGTACCTAACTTTAAAGTTGGTGGACTTAAAGACGGCGACCGTTATGCAATGATGTATGACCGTTCTCCAGACAAGCTATGGTTAGAAGTTGTTAAAGACGTAACTTTCCTACCAGCTCAAGAAAAGGCACTTATGTTCCAAGTTCCAGCATACATGAAAACTGCTGGCGTTATCTGCCCTTTCCCTAAGTCTGTATGTATTGTTAAGGGCGTATAATCATTACGATTTTTCGCGCTTCGCCTAGCCTACGGGCTAGGCTCTTTCACTTATTATGGAGATTAATATGATTCACGTAGAAGTATTACAACCACGCACCGTTACTATGGGTCGCAGAGAAACTATGATTCACCTTCAAGGTGGAATGAATATGGTAGACGAAGACAAATGGGAACTACTAGAAAAGCATAGAAAAGGTGAAGTTGAACTTGCAGAAAAGCGAAATTTAATACGAGTTCACAGGTCAAAGAGTGGTAAAATAAGTAAAAAGATAATTACAAATTGTTATCTCCCAGACGACTTAAAAGCAATGAGAAGCAAAACGAAGTCTGCTGCTTTACTTAAAGCAATCGACGCTCAGCTAGAGTTGATTTTGGGGGATTTAGATTCACCAAAGAAAAGCCTTAAAGACGAGTTAGGGCTTTAAATATGAGGTAAAGCTATGGCCTATGAAGATGTAACCCCTGCTTACGTTAATCTTGTGTCGTACAATAAATACGCTGGTCAAACTGCCGACCAAGTGAACTTCGACGCCGTCAAACAAATGATGAGCGTTTATTGTAACTCGAACACAGAAGCACTTCCTGATCGCAAATACACTCATGGCCTAGCTTTGCTTATTTGCCACTACTACGCTATTGGCTCTCTGGTAAATCCAGAAGAAATTGACGATGGCGGTGGCGGCGGTGGCGATCTTGAAGGCATTAGAGGTCCTATCACAAAAGAAGTCGTAGGTGACATCGAGGTTACTTACGCAGATCTCACAGAAAGAAATTCATCCCAAGGTGGAACTGGTGGAAACGGAAACGATTTTGACCGTCATGCTTGGCTCCAGAAGTCTATCTACGGCCTTCAATACTTACGCTTGCTAAAATCATTCGGCAATAGACCTATTATTGTTTAGGAAAAAAAATGTATTCAGGAATGACTATAAGAAAAACCAGCGTGACCGTTACTTCTTTTGAGAGTAGTGGTTACGTGAATGGTAAATATGTGCAGGGCGCAGAAACAACAAAAGACATCCAGGCTGTTGTTATGCGCTGCTCTATGAAAGAAAGACAATTAATGGCAGAAGGTTTTAGAGGGCGTGAAACTCTTAAGCTTTATTTCTCGCCTGAAGACTTCAAAGAGATAGAAATGGGGGATACCGAAAAGGCGTCTACCTTTACTATAAACGGGAAAGTCTATGAGCAAATGTCTACTGAGCACTGGGACCAATTAATTGAACACACCAAGGTTCAAGTAGTGAGGAAAGAAGGCGATTACTAATGGCTGCTTTTGATGAATTATCGACAATCGAATTTATAAGTTGGTGTGGTGAGCAGATCAAACATCTTGAAAAAGAGATGGCTAAGTCCGCTTCCATGCACCTTGATGTCGGTGTAATTGATTACGAAAAAGGTTCGCCATTTACAGACGGTATTGATGCTACTGTGCAAAAAGTAGTCGCTAAAAAAGACCCTGACGGGAATGTTTACGAAGAAGAAGACCCGAATGTTAAGCTTGGTGACGTTGCTCATATGCACGAATACGGATTTATTAACGCCCAAGGCAACATTATTCCTGAGCGTTCATTTATTCGCTCTACGGCAGCGCAGGAAAAAGAGTTCATTACAAACACTTTTTGGCGAACAATAGACAAGCAAATGCACGCTCGTGGCGACATGAGGGATATCAATATAAGAAAGGCTTACAAGCACATTGGCGAAATACTACAAGACCAGGTAAGAAACACGTTTAAAACGTCTTACGGCGGTCGCTGGGAGCCTCTTGCAGACCCTACTAGAGATGGTAGAACTACAAATGGTAAACCTCTAAGAGATACGTATGAATTGATGGCTTCAATAGCAGCTAGAATAGGTACAAGTCAGTACGATACTGAAGCTACCGTAACAATAGAAATGTAGGTGAAAACATGACTATAAATATTAAAAATGTTTTAGAGCCATCAATCAGAGATTTAATAATAAACGCATCAGGCTTAAGTGGTGATAATGTTATCTTTTATCATCCAAATGCACCACGACCATCGTTCCCTTATGCTACAATTAATTATCTCGCAACGAGTAAGAATATTAACGATTGGCAGACAATGAATACCGATACTGGTCTTCTGGAATTGTTTGGTATTAGAGATATGACTTACTCTGTGAAGTTTTACGGTGAGGGTGCTTTTGATTTAGCAAATAAAGTACAATCTCACATGTTTTTAAATACTAATAGACAAGCTCTATATAATGGTTCAGGTACTTCTATACTAAGAGCAAAGTCTGTGATGAACGACTATCAACTTGTAAACTCAAGATTTGAAGAGCGTTCTGTTTTAGATATAGTTTTTAATGTTGCCTTCGAGAATGGGGAAGTCACAGAAGATGTTGGTTATTTTGACCAGGTCGAGGTAATATGGGAAAATAAACCTTAATTATTTATTGGAGTTTTTATGCCAAGTCTTTCAACAATAGTGGATGTTGATATCACACTATCAAGCGGTGCTGTCGCAACAAAGGGTTTTAATAGCCTTTGCTTGCTAGGCAAGAGTACAAGTTTTGAAACAGGTTTCGTATTAAGTGAAGTCAGAGTTTATTCTACTATTGAAGAAGTAGTTGGTGACTCCGATATTAAAGCTGACGGTGAAATCTACAAAATGGCTCAAATTGCTTTCAAGCAACAGCCATCAATGGACAGTCTTTACATCGGCCATCTATCGGCAGCAGCAGAAGCTTTGACGGTTACTGAAGTCAACGATTTGCTTGAGTCAAACAACGAGTGGTTTGGGTATGCTGGGGAGTTCAATGAAGCTGCTGACATTTCTACATTAGATATTAACTTATCTGGTAAGTACGGATTCTTCCTAATCGAAGAAGCAGTAGGCTCACTTCCTAGTGGTTTAGATGCGCTTTCTCACTATTCATCTCTATGGCACACAAAGTCTACAAAGACTGCTGGTGAAAAGTATGTGAACGTAGCTGTAGCGTCAAGACTTCTTGCGTTGCAACCAGGTTCATACACAGGTGCTTTTAAAGAATTAGTAGGGGTTGAAGCTTCTCAGTACACAACTACAGAAGAAGGTCTTTTAAGACCTGCTGGCAACTCTCCAGCATGTAAAATCAACCAATACAGTGTAACTGCTGGTAGAGCAATCACATGGCCTGCTCAAACAGCTTCAGTTCAAAGCGTAGGTTTTATTGATACTTATATCGGTACATTATTCTTACAAGCTAGACTAGAAGAAGATGTTTATTCTGTATTTGTTCAGCAGCCAAAAATCCCTTATACACCTGCTGGTGCTCAGTCTATCATTGCTGCTGTTAGTGCAAGATTAGATCAAAGTGTAAGAGAAGGGTTTTTAAAAGCACAACCTGCTCCAGTTGTAGAGCTTCCTGACTTCTCAACGATTCCTGATACTGCTGTTAGCTCTCGTATGCTTCCAGATATCAAGTTTTTTGCAGAAGCAGCAGGTGCAATCCACACTGTTAAAATAGCAGGCAATGTATCTATATAGCATAACCAATAAAAAGGAAGGAATAATATGTCAACTTCAGCAATAAGAGTATTTGACCCTAAAGACGTTACAATCACATGGGGTACTCATTTAATATCTGGTTTCGCAGAAGAAAAAATCTCTATCTCTTACCAGGATGATGCTTTTGATCTAGCAATTGGATGTGATGGTGAAGCAAGTCGTGTTCGTAAGAATAACAACTCAGCTACTATGACTGTAACTTTACAACAAACTTCTCCATCTAACGACTTCTTGTCTTTAATGGCTTTAGCTGACCGTGTAAGTTCTTTAGGTATCTTACCTTTCACGCTAATCGACTATTCAGGCCAAACTAAGTGTTTCGCACCAAGTGCATACCTTACAAAAACTCCTGACATGTCTCTATCTAACACTAACCAAACTATTCAGTGGGTATTCATCACTGATAATCTTGGGTGGCACATTGGTTCTAATATGGAGAATCCAATAGGGCCTCAAGCTGCGGTTAGTGTGCAAGAGCTTGCTAAAAGAGATATGAGGCCGCCTGCTGGTGCAAGAGGACAAACGTTCCCTAACCCGTTCTCATAATCTCATAAATATCCTGTATTTGTTTATGCTATAAATGGTATAAATAAATCAGGATATTTTTATTTCAAATGAGGTTATTCATGGAAAATGTAGAAATTACGCTACAAGGTAAGCAAGTTGTTATCTTCCCATTCGCAGCAATGCAAGGCTGGAAACTAACACGTAGATTAATGTCTGTACTTGGTCCTGTTATGGGCGAAGCAGGATTAGGTGAAGGTGGTATAGCAGGTGCTATCGGTATCTTATTTGACCGATTAACTGAAGAAGAAATGGAAAAATTACTTCTTGAGCTAACGAGTCAGGTTACAATTGATGGTCACAAGTGTAACTTCAATCGTGATTTAGGTGTAAATAAGTTTACTGTCGATTTAATCGAGGAAGTCATCAAAGCTAACTTTGAAGAGTTTTTTACAATGGTTCAAGACAAAGTAGGCGATTTCTTGGACACGAATCTAGCGATAGCGGAGAAAGCAGAGGAGAGTCAATAGACATCCCTGAAACCGTTGCAGATGCCTTCTTGTGGAGGCCTGTTGTTCAACGCTATATCAGCTACCATGATTTGACTATTATGCCTTTCAAAGATTTCTTAGACCTTCAAGAAATGATAACATTGAAGGAATACATGAAGTCAAAAACTGTAACT